TGATTTAATATCACGAGTTTATCATAGTGAAAGTCTTCAGACATGTATTGTAATATTACTTAGTCTCTATTTCTATGCTTTAGGTTATAATAAAATTCTCGTAGAGAGGGATCCTTTACCCAATGCTCCAATGAAAAAGAGGATTCTCTCATGGCGGAGGAGTGTGATACTTGCGATGCTTTTGTTGCCTGCTCTGTTTGCATTTGCTGTTCCTCCCGCATTTTCATTTTATCAAAAGTATTGCTATCGTGACAGATGACCAAAATGGTCTTTTTTGGAGTCAATTGAATCATCGGATGCCGATACTCCTCCAAAAAGGAACTTTCTTCTCCATGGGTCACAAATTCATTATACCGATGAGTATCGGAATAGCTCTTTCTCCATGCCATGGTTCCATTGGTTGCATGGCGTGAATGATAAGGGCCTACTGTATGAACCTTCTGTGTATCCATATACCACAAATGCATTTCAGAGGATCCTGCCAGTTCGATGTTGGGATTATTTTTGAATTCTTTTACGACATGGGCAACACGATCAGGTGGGTAAAAATCATCATCATCCATGGCAATGATAATAGCACCATTTGCCTCCTTATTGAGCTGATTACGCTTCGCGCCGATTCGCAGCTTCTCCTCATATGTCAAATAACGAAGGTTAGGAATGGTTTTGGCCGCCTCGGCAAACAGATCGCCAACCTTATCTCGGCCGTCATCCAGAATGATCCATTCCATTTTCTCTTTGGGAAAGGTTTGACTGCGATAGATTTGGATAAGGGCAGGGATAAACTCACGGCGATTGTAAGTAGGGGTTACAATAGAGACTTCAATCATTGTGAGTTAGTATGGAGGATGGTTTAAGTGAGTTTGGGTGGTATAGAGGCAGCTGCTGTGATAGGTTCGGGTGGTATAGAGGCGACTGCTGCAACCGCTGCGATGACTTTATTAGGGATTTTAAGTGAGTCATGATTTTTAAAATCTTTATCTTCTGTAATGGTTGCATTTTTAACTAATGTAAATGAATTGGTATTCTTATTATATTGCACCTTATGCAATGTCTCTTTCGTAGGTTTTGATGGTTCATTCCTATTTGGTACGACACTATGTTCTGCAATTTCGATAAATTCATCTTTTTTCCCATCACGATGCAATCGAACAATATACTCTTTCTTTTCGTGATCAATTTCCAGTGCTGGCATATGCATTTCAAATAATGATTTTTTTACATTTTCAAAATTCTTGGTATATATTTCACCATATCCACGATAAGGATTAGCACTCTCTAATACATTAAAATAAGCTACCATTTTCTCTCCAAGGTAATAAGCACTTTTTAATTTCTTTTGAAATGATGAATCATTCATTGCGTTATCCATTGATTGATCGCCAATATCAATGGTAAGATATCGTAATAATCTAAATTCATTATGGTCAGTAGACCATGGTATAAAACTATAAATGGTTGGAAAGAATCCACCGCCCGCTCCTTCATTCTTTTTATAACTATTAAAGATCCATCGTAATATATAATATACTACAATAATTCCACGAAATGATGTAAATGCGAGACAAAGAGCCCATGTTACAATAAAATAAAATGCGCGAACTGTTGGCTTGTAAATAATCATTTCATTGGCAACAATCATTGCAAACAAAAATGGAACGAGAATAGTAACTGCAATGGATAGATAATTCCAGACCTCAACTGGAATAAAGGTGAGGTACTTGTCTCGAAAGGTGGGATCCGTAGCTGGTGGATCTGGTGCTGGTGGATCTCCTGGTGCTGGTGGTCCTGCTCCTAGTGTGCCTCCTGGTGCTGGTGCTGGTGCTGGTGTAGATCCCACCATTGATTTTGCTTTATCAATCCCAGAATTAAATGCAGATGTGATACTGGCCATGAATCCTGTTGCAGGTGGTGTCCCACTTGAATCCGTTGTCCCACTTGAATCCGACATTCCTATGACAAGGATGGATTTAAATGATATCCTAACAAACGAGCCTTTATAGTGCGTATTTTAGACCACCCATGCCCGAAGCAATGCTTACCCAATTCAAGCTTTCCACATAGATGACAACATCATATTGGTAAAAACTATTCGAAGATAGGGGATAGACATTCAGATCAACTTGAAATAATTTAATTCGACTACTATTGATGCTTCCATCGGGCTGTGGTGAAGGGGATGCTAAAGAAAACGGATACACAATCAACCCTGGAGTGGGAATACCTGTTAGGTACTTCCATGGAACCACTTCCGTAAAGTATTCGATCGGTTTTTGCTCTTGTAGCAAGTTTCCATCACCTAGTACAGATAGTTCGCGAAGAATCTGCCGTTGGCCATTGAGAACCTGGGCGCCTGTCGCTGAAGTGGTATTGATAGGGTTCCCCCAAGTTGGGACGACTGGTGTAGGGATAACACACGGTGCAATATATGGCGGTTTATATGGATTGATCCAATTTGTAAAATTCGCGACTTGATTGCGATAGAGCAGTGAATCCGATCTCCTCGGAAGAATGATAAGACGCTCAATCGGGTTATGTGTATCGAGTTCCACAAATTGTCTTGAAATGAGTCCTGGAAAGGCGTAGCTTGTTATTTGTCGTACCAGATATTGAAGGGGTTCGGCAGAAAACTGTGCGCGTTCATCATCTGTTACATAGACATAAGTTAGCTGAATGGCAGGATTGAGAGGCCAGGTATTTAATAATGGCGGGGGCATTCCAATATCTGTTAAAAAATTATTAATCGTCACATCTGAAATATTGGATACCGCAGTATAGTAGACATTTTCAGGCTGTAAGGCGGACGGAGATGGATGGGATTGATAACTTGGAGCAACCTGATTTCCACTGAGATCTAGAATGGTATACAGCTGATTAATCGGACGAAGCGTCAGTTGAACTTCACACTCATGATACTGAAGTGATACAAGCGGAAGTGCTTCAAAGGTCGATTCCGCGAACCAGAAGGGCAACGGAACTTGGAGGCGGCGACCCTGAATGGAGGGACGGTTTACATTAGGTGGAGTCGTTTTTGAAGCTGGTGGCGGGCCGTTATTATTATAGACAAGTGGATACCCCCCTCCTGACAAGCCTGATGAGCCGCCTGCATAGATTCCTTTTGAAGGGTCATTCAGCTCAGGTAGATCTCCCACTAAGACTCGCCATTTTTGATAAGAACGATTATCCAAGTCACACTGAGCCTTCGCAATCATATATGATCCATCAAACTCTTGAATTTTTTGACCTCCAATGTAAATTCCCACACTTTGAATAATTTGACATCCAATGTAGTCTGTCCATGCAAAATTGTATTGGGTATCGGGTGTTCTTCCATTTGGCTGTACACTCTCAATGTATTTACAGTAAATGTCTGGCAAATCAAATGTGAAATAAATGTCGCGGACCAAATCGGCAATGCGCTGAAATTTGTATCGAATCTGGATTGGCTGATCGTATGACAAACTCTGCGGCCCATCCATCGCAAATGTCACGGACTCCTCAGAAAAATGTGCATATTTCTTATAGGTTTTATAAAAATAGGTAAAACTGGGATTACCACTTAATAGCACATTTTGTGCTCCGTATGCTACTAAGGAGTACAGACCACCTCCAGGCATCACTAGTGTTATTATAGTTAATCTATTTGCCCTTTAGACCTACAGATTGACAATTATTACATAAGAGAAATGAGTAAAATTTATAAAATCTATAAAAATTAATACGATTTCGCCCACCATGTATCCGATAAATAGGGTGGTCGATCCATTAAGGATGAGGAATCCATTTTCGATGAGGGGCCCTCATTGACCAGTGTTTGAATCTCAGCATAGCAGAGTGCATAACTGAAATAATAGAGGCGACTGATCATACCCTGTGCTGCACCAAATACATCAAACCCATTTTCATCCACCGATTCAAGGGTTTTTGGCAGGGTAATGCGTCTCTGACTGAAACATACGATATCCTGGTAGTTTTGGTAGGGTGTGTATCCGTCAAATGAGTATTTTTTCGACAAATTACCATTGATGTAAATTTCGAGCGCATTTTCTCGGCAGATAATCACCACATGTACCCATTTTCCAACGGGAATGTTCTCCACTTCCACATAGTTGTTCCATGTCTTGTAAGTATTCATATACACACGAAGAGTATTGGTATCAGAGCGAAGATAAACGCCGGGTCCTAACAGGGGAAATTGCGAGGAATATCCTTTGTGGAAAATGTGCTGTAGGCCATATTCTTGTCGGAAGGTGGATGGATTCACATTTAAATAAAAGGAATAACTAAATTCAATTCCACTTCGCTCATTTTCAGACAAATGAACCGGCTTTGAACCTGGGATATTTGGGTTTTGTACAATTGTCTGTGATTTATCATTCATCACATAGGTATTGGGTAATAGTTCCGTTCGATTCATTGTCATGCGATTGTAGTAATTATAAATCACCTCCACAAAGATAAAAGAAAGGTAAATAACAACAACAAGTAATGCTGCATATAGAATTTGCTGTCCGCTACCGGGTGCCTCACCGGATCGCTGCGTATTTCCATTAGTTCCAGATGGTGTTGAGAACATGGATCTCCTTTTAATTCATTGTATTATTTATTTGTGAATTGGATGAAACATTGCTAGATACCGATGGCTCAAAAAAAGAGGAAAACCACTGACTAAGAGAGAGAATGGGCTCAGGGCCGGCCATATAATTCGTATGGACCGCCTCGGGGTTAAGCGCGCGATCATACATCGTCGTGGTCGATATTTTTCCGCCAAAACCACCGTGACCTAATAGAGTTGCACGATAACCACTTGCATCCACCTTAAACGGTGCAGGTAATACACATGAACGAGACAATTTACCATCCAGATACACATCCACTGTTCTTCCATTCACTGCCACCGTAAGACAGATCCACCGCTGCAGATCCACTTCGGGTAGGTCACACAGCGGCGTAGACTCGAGTAAGCCCGAATCCATTTGAATGTCCGCGAACATCTTATTGTACTGTTTGGTGTGGAGTGTGTCACATGGTGTGCCATTTTTGTCGTTAT